AGAAGAAGAGAGGACACATGAGGCATATTATAAATTTAGAAAGTATAGAAACTATGCCTTAATGAATGATAAACCTATAAATCCTAAAGTTGCAATACAGACTATGGATAGATATAGTGAAACACCAGATTACGCTGATAGAGTTATTGAGATAATAAGAGACTTAGAACGATTATAAATAGTTGAATGTTTTTAACTTATCTAACATTGATATCAGGTATATCTCTATCTATTATAGCCGCAGGTTATAGTATCATAGGGTTGGCAGCTTTATTTGCAGGTGCCACTTCAGCGATTATCGCTATGGGTGGGGCATTAGAAGTTGCAAAACTTGTTATGGCAAGTTGGTTGTATAATAATTGGCATAGTCCATTATTGCCTAAATCAATCAAGTATTACTTAACAAGTGCTGTTGTTATTTTAATTTTTATAACTTCAGTAGGTATATTTGGGTTTTTATCAAAGGCACATTTAGACCAAGTTGTGCCTGAGAGTAATAATAAATTACAAGTACAGATTTTAGATGAACAAATAGAACAAAGACAGAATGTAATTAATCGTTCACAGTTACAATTAGAAAAGATGGATGAATTAATTATAAATCAGTCAGAAGAAACTAGTTTCTTTTCTAGTAGTTCACAAAGGGCAATTGCAGAAAGAAATAATCAAAGAGAAGAAAGATTATTATTAGAAAAAACAATTGAAGAAAGTTTAAATAAAATAAATGAATTATCAGATAAAAAGGCAGGTATAAGAACAGAACAATTAAAACTAGAGGCAGATTTAGGACCTATCAAATATGTTGCAGAATTTATTTATGGTGATGAAGCAGAAAATCATTTTGATAAGGCAGTACGAATCATAATTATTATATTAATATTTGTATTTGACCCTGTTGCAGTTCTCATGTTAATATCAGCAAACATATCACTAAAAGAAAGAAGAATGAAACTAGAACCTGAAACTATAGAAGGAGACCCTAACGAGACAGTTGCTGAAATACTTGCAAAACAAAAAAAGATATGGAAAAAAGAAAGAGAATATGAAAGGTTTATGGATACCCTTACTGATGAGGAAAAAGCTACATTATCACCAGATGAGATTAAATTGAAGTTAAGTCAGATACATACATGGCGAGAAGACCCTAATGATAAGTATAAAAACAATGTATAAAAAGCTTGACATATCACTAAAAATACCATATAATGGTGTCTTATAGTGGAGGTTTATTATGAATATATTTGCATTACACGAAAGTCCTGAAGTATCTGCCGAAATGGCATGTGATAAACATGTTGTCAAGATGATACTAGAATCAGCACAATTATTATGCACAGTACATAGAGTTCTAGATGGTACAGAATACACAGACTTAACAAAGAATGGTCGTAAGATTAAAAGATGGCGTCTAGATAACGATATCAAAGAAAATTTACTATACAAGGCAGGGTGGTTAAAACATCCTTCTACTGTATGGTTAATGCAAAGTGCTTATAACTATAACTGGTTATATAGACACATGATGGCACTTAACGAAGAATTTAAGAAAAGATATAAGGGTGTTGACCACTTAGCAATTGCAAAGTTAGGTCGTGTTCTTAGAAACCCACCTAAAAATATTCCCTTAAATAAACAAGGTACATTACCTACACCTGCTATGCCAGATGAATGTAAAGTACCAGGTGATGTAGTTGCGAGTTATCGTAAATATTATATAATGAAAAAACAAAGATTCGCTACCTGGAAGGCACCATCAAAAATGCCAGACTGGTATGCTGAAGCTTTAGGAGGATAGTCATGTACGAAATATTTAAAAAAGTATGTGATGATTTACCAGATTATGTTAAGGCATTTCTTTTTGTATCTGCCGTAGTATTATTCTGGCATATTATTTTACATTAGGAGAAAATTATGGCACTTAAAGGAAGTAAAACTGAACAATGTTTAAAAGACGCTTTCGCTGGTGAATCACAAGCGAATCGTAGATATCTATATTTTGCAGCTAAGGCAGATGTAGAAGGTGAAAATGATGTTGCACAAGTCTTTCGCTCAACAGCAGAAGGTGAAACAGGACATGCACATGGTCATTTAGAATATCTAGAAAAAGAATGTGGTGACCCAGCAACAGGTGAACCTATAGGTGATTCAAAAGCAAATTTAAAGGCAGCTATTTGTGGTGAGACACATGAATACACAGACATGTATCCAGGTATGGCAAAAACTGCTCGTGATGAAGGCTTTGATGAAATTGCTGATTGGTTTGAAACTCTTGCAAAGGCAGAAAGGTCTCATGCAAATAGATTTACTAAAGCATTAGAGAACATGAATTAATGCCTACTTATACCTTTCACAATAAAACTACAGGTGTTGTTGAAGATGTCTTTTTAAAGATATCTGAAAAAGAACAATATCTAAAGGATAATCCTGATGTTGAACAGGTGCATACAGGTATAAATATAGTTGCAGGTGTCGGAAGAGTTAAAGGTGATTCTGGTTGGAAAGAAAATCTATCCAGAATCGCAGAAGCACATCCTAGGTCAGCACTTGCAGATAGACATGGTAATAAGTCTATCAAAGATATAAAGACCAAACAAGTTGTTGAAAAACACATGAACAAGAGGAAGAAGTAATGGCAGATATACCTGATTACATGCGAGGTTTTGATTTAGACCAAGATTATGGTTTTACACCAGTCAATCAAAAACCTGTAGAAGAAAAGGTGGTAGTAGGTGAAAACAAAGAGACTAACTTAGAATTAGCAAAAGTTAAGTCTGATGTATCATCTATAAAAAGTATGATGAACGAAGTCATGCAGATAGTTGCTGAAAAAGATACTGTTACAAAAGAATTAACAGATGAACAAACAAAGGCAAAGTTTAAAGAATTAGAAAAAGTGATATTGCCTTTTCTATATAACTTGGCAAAAAGTGAAGAAGATTATATATACTGGCCGAATAGGGCACCTATAATTAAAGCACAGATTGACAAGATATTGAAACTAACTAGAAGTTGAACCAGCATTGACATTTTATGTTAATTATTATATAATAGGTAGATTAAATACAATAGAGAAAAAATATGGAATTTATACATACAGACATTGATAAGACAGTATTACCTAAAACAAAAGGTAAGAAAGTCGGTGATTACAGATTTTATGATATAGACGGTGTAAACTATCCGTCTGTTACTTCAGTATTGAGCATGAGAAAATCTGAAGGACTTAAAAAATGGCGTAAGTCAATTGGTGAAGATGTTGCCAATTGGGAAATGCGAAGATGTGCAAACAGAGGTAAATCTCTACACACATTAGTAGAACAATATATGAAGAACGAGACACCATCCATTCGTGATGTGTTACCATTAGGGTTATTTAAATTAATGAAACCCTATCTAGACCAAATTAATAACATTAGATTAGTAGAAGAAATCATGTATAGTAAAAACTTGACACTTGCAGGTCAAGTAGATTGTGTTGCAGAATACAATGGTAAACTATCAGTTATTGATTTTAAAACAGCAAATAAAGAAAGAATCGAGGAGTGGGTAGAAAACTATTTCCTACAATGTACAGCATATTCAATTATGTACAACGAAACATTTAATGAACCTATAGAACAAATAGTGGTCTTGATGGCTGCTGAAGATGGTTCAATGAAGGCATTTGTGAAAGAACCGAAAGATTATGAAGATGAATTGCAAAATGCAATAAAGACTTTTTATGAAACAGTTAATCCACAATTACAAGAGGTTAAATAGTTTAGGCACTCTACCACTTTAAGAAGTGCCGGAGCTTGGTGTATGCTCGGCACACAGAAATACACCCCAAGATTTTTATATTATGAATGCTAAACAATTTAGTTTAAAGATTGAAGAAATCAAAAGAAACAATGGCGACATGTCTTACATGGATGCCATCTTGCATTATTGTGATGAAAATAAAATTGACCCAGCAGAAGTAGGCAGATACATTTCTAAAAGTCTAAAAGAAAAAATTACAATAGAAGCACAAGGTCTTAATTTGATTGAGAAAGGAGGAAAACTACCTTTATGACATATGATGGTTTTGCAGTTTACAGAAAGTATC